AACTCAAAGAGTTCAAGCGCATCGCAATGCGCGCCTGCAAAACAGACCAGAGTTTCTCGGCCATGATCTATCTCGCCGCTGCCATCATCAACTCACGCTGAATCCCCACAGACCCTAGGTAGAGCCCGCCTCTACCCGCCCAGCACCTCCCCGCGCGCGCGAAGCCGCGCCATGCCGGGGCCATGGCTGACAGCACCACCGCGATTGACCTTTCCCAGCTCCCCGCGCCGACGGTGGTGGAGCAACTTTCCTATGAGGATATCCGCGCCGCCGCTGTGGCCAAGATGATCGAGGATCTCCCGACCTTTGACGCGACGGTGACCAGCGACCCGGCGGTCAAGGTCCTCGAGGTCTATGCCTATCGGGAGCTGTTGCTGCGCCAACAGTTCAACGAGCGCGCCAAGCAAGTCATGCTGGCCTACGCGCGCGGCAGCAATCTCGATCAACTGGGCGCCCTACTCAATGTCAAGCGCCTGACCGGAGAGCAGGACGATCCCTACAAGGCGCGTATCCAGCTGGCGCCCGAAGCGTTTTCGGTGGCGGGACCGGCCAGCGCCTATCGCTACTATGCGCTCTCGGCCGCCAACACGCTGGCCGATGCCAGTGTCACCAGTCCCAGGCCTGATAATCTCCGCGCGCTGATGCTGGGTGTGCTGGACGATCACGGCGCCGATGCCGGGCTGGTCGCCGCCGTGACCGCCGCCCTCGACGGCGCGATCTGGCCAGGCACGGTCGTTGTGTCACTGCTGTCTAGCCTGGGCGATGGTTCGGCCAGCGAAGACGAGATCGAAGCGGTCGAACTGGCTGTCTCTGCAGACGAAGACGTGCGCCCGCTCACCGATTGGCCGCAAGTGCGCTCGGCCGAGATTGTCGATTACGAGATCGATATCGACCTGGTGCTGTTTTCCGGCCCCGACGAGACCATCGTTTTGGCCGCCGCGCAGGAAGGGGTGGAGGCCTACAAGGCCGCCTCGCGCAAGCTGGGCCGGTCGATCACGCGGGCCGGGCTCTATGCCGCTGCCGTGGTGGCCGGCGTCCAGAACGCGCTGATCAACAAGCCGCTGGCCGACGTGGCGATCAGCAAGACGCAATGCGGTAATTGCGTGGGCACTGCGGTGAGGATTGCTGGCCGTGTCGAGTGACAGCCTCCTCCCGCCCAACTCCACCCCGCTCGAAGTCGCGCTCGCGCGCCTGGGCCTGCGTTTCGAAGACATCGACCTGCCGATCGAGCAGCTGTGGGACCCTTGGGCGTGCCCGGTGGCCGTGCTGCCCTGGCTGGCCTGGTCGCTCTCGGTCGACAAGTGGGATTCCGAGTGGAGTGAAGAGCAAAAGCGCGCCGTGACCGCGCGCGCGATCGAGGACCAGCGCCGCAAGGGCAGCGTCACGGCGGTGATGGCCGCGCTGGCCGGGATCGATGCGCTGGCCACGCTGGTGGAGTGGCACCAGGCCAGCCCGCGCGGCGTGCCACACACGTTTGCCGTGCATCTGCCCGCGCTCGGCGCCGATGGCCCGGACGGCGGTCCGCGCGTTTCGGCCGCGACCACCGCGCAGATCATCGCCGATGTCGTGCGGGTCTCGCCCGCGCGCAGCCACTTCGACGTGGTGATCGATCTTGCCGTGGCCGGCGCGACGGCGGCCACGGGCGCCGCGCGCGCCGCGCTCTATCGCCGCGCCAGCGCCGGCCCCGACACCAGCGGCACCGATTGGGCCGTGCTGATCACCGACGAGATCGGCGAGCCCCTGACCGACGATGCCGGCCAATATCTCGATGGGAGTGCCTGATGACCGCGCTTGTCCTGCAAATCACCAACGCCGGCCGCGCGGCCATGGTCGATCCGGCCGGCGGCGGCACGCGCACCGTGCGGATTGCTGCAGCCGGATTGACCCAGGCCGTGTTCGTACCGGCGCCCACGCTCGAGGCGCTGCCCGGCGAGCTTAAGCGCATCGCGACGGTTTCCGGCCTGCCGGTGGCGCCCGATACCGTGCATCTCACCCTGCGCGACAGCGGGACCGATGCCTATGCCGTGCGCGGCTTCGGGCTCTACCTCGAGGATGGCACGCTGTTTGCCGTCTATGGCCAGGGCGAGCCCATTTTGGAAAAGGCAGCGGCGGCCACGATCTATCTGGCTGTCGACTGGACGCTCGAGGCCGGCGATGTGGCAGCCATCACGTTTGGCGACACCACATTTCTGAACCCACCCGCCACCGAAGAGGTTGCCGGCGTGGCACAGCTGGCGACGGTTGCCGAGGCGCTGGCGGGCCTGGTCGCAGACAAGATCATCACGCCCGCCACCATGGCGCAGGCATTGGCCGGCTATGTCAACGCGGCGCAGCTGGGCGCGGCGGGCGGGGTGGCCACGCTGGACGAACAAGGCAAGCTGGCGCTCGAGCAGCGCCCGGCGATCGACCTGATCGACGTGTGGCCAGTGGCCGACCAGGCCGCGATGCTGGCCAAGGCCGATGCAACGGTGGGCGATTTTGCGGTGCGCGCCGACAATGGCCTGGTCTATGTGCTGCAGGCCCTGCCGCCCAGCACGCTGGGCAACTGGCTCGAGATCTCGACCCCCGCGCCGGTATCGTCCGTCAACGGTAAGACCGGTGCGGTCGTGCTCAATCCCGGCGATATCGGCGCGGTGCCCGCTGGCCGCAAGGTGCAGACCGGCGGCGGCTTGCTCGGCGGCGGTGGCACGCTGGCCGGCGATCTCACCCTGACGCTTGCCCCCGCCAGCGCAGCCGAAGCTGCCGATGGCGCGATCGGCAACAAGGTCGTCACCCCCGCCAGCCTCGCCACGATCCTGGCCGCACTCGCCGGCAAGGCCAATGGCGCGGCGACCGTCTCGGCCGCTGGCCTGCTGTGGGGTGGCGGCGCGCTATCGGGAAATCCCACCATCGGGCTCGATGCCGCGTCCCCGGCCGAGATCCTCGCCGGCACTGGCGGCAATAAGGCAATCACGCCGGCAGCGCTCGCGAGCTTGCCCAAAAGCCTCACGCCCAATGGCTTCTGGGCATTTCCCGGCGGCCTCAAGCTCATGTGGGTGCAGGTACGCCAGGTCATCGGCACCGAAACCCTGTTCACCGTCACTTATCCCGACAGCTTCAACACCTTTGTCGTGCCGCTCTCGGCCACCGCCTGGAACGCCAATTTCGGCAGCGCGCGCGACTTGTGGCTGCAGCTGGTGGGCGAGCCCGGCCTTTCATCCTGCACCGTCCAGACCCAGTCCGACGATGGCCAGAACATGCGCATCGACGGCTTCAACGTCCTCTTGCTCGGGGTTTGAGCATGTCCGAAGTCTATTACAGCGCCGCGCGCGGCGGTTTCTTCCACGCTGCCACGCACCCGACCTTGCCCGATGACGCGGTGCGCATTGCGCGCCTGCGCCATCGCCAGCTGCTCGACGCCCAGGCGCAGGGCCGCACGATCGTGGCCAACGACAAGGGCCGCCCCGTCCTGGCGCCGATCGTGCCGCCCAGCCTTGAGCAGCTGCGGGCGCGGGCCAGCGCTGCCGTCAATGCCGAAGCGAGCCGCCGCATCCTCGCTGTTGCCACGCTCGAGCGCCAGACCAACGACAACGCGCTGATCGCCCAGGCCGCGCTGGCCGCTGCCACCGGAACGCCGGCACCGACAGGCCTCGCCGAAGCACTGGCCCGCCGCGCGGCGATCGACGCGATCCGCGCCGCGTCCAACCGCATTGCCGCCCTGATCGCGCAGATGCCGGCGGCAAACCTCACCGATTACGATGCCACGGCCCAGCGCCTGTGGGTGGAGGGCTGATCCATGGCTAAGATTTCCGATCTGCCTCTGGTCGATGCGCCCGACGGCAGCGAAACCGGGGTCATTTTGAAGGACGGCATCGCAAAGCGTGCGCGCTTTGACAACGTGATTGCGGCCGCATCGATACCGATCCTGGCCGCGATGCAGTTGGTGCGCGATCAGGCAGCCCAGCAGGCCGTTCTCGCGGCCCACTATGCCAATGACGAGGGCAACGACGATGTACCAGGCGGCGCGCCGGGCGAGCGCGGCGCGCGCTACTGGGCCACGAAAGCCGCTCAGACCCTGGCAAACTTCCTGCTCTCCACCGCTGGCCTGCGCGCAGTGGCTGCCGCCACGCGCAACTTTATCGGCGCCGGCCCCCGCATCCCCCTGCTGACCGTCAATCGGCGCGAAGTAATCAGCTTCCATGCCACATCGGGCGAAGCGTTCTGGATGGGTGGCACGTGGCCTGTGCCAAGCAGCGGGCCGATGCGAAAAGCAGTCAGCGCGGTGCGTGAATATTCCGGCGATCCCCGGGTTACGCCGCTTCTCACCGTGAACCGCCGCCAGACGCTTGGTTTCAATGCGCTCACTGGCGAGCCGCTGTGGATGGGCACCGCCTGGCCCATTCCGAGCAGCGGGCCGTTGCGCAAGGCCTTGCCGATCGTTCGCGATTATTCGGGCAATGGTGCGATTCCCGTCATCACGATCAATCGGCGCCGTGTGATCGACATGGACCCGGTCAGCTTCGCCCCGCTTTGGCTGGGTCAGCCATGGCCTGGTGCGACCAATACCGCGACGGTGCGCGCCCTTCCACGCGACAATCGCCCCAAGGCGCTCTCCACCACGCATGTCCGCGGCATCTTTGCCTATGGCCAGTCGCTCGGCGTTGGCGATGAAGCGCGCGGTGTTATCAGCGCGGCTCAGCCTTACGCCAATCTCATGCTCAACGGAGGGCTCAAGACGGGCGATGCGGTGTCGGGCATGTCCTCACTCGTGCCCATGATCGAGCAGATGCAGGCGGCCGGCGGCGCGGTGTCGACCGTCAGTGGCGAAACAATCGTGTCGAGCGCGTGCAATTACGCCGTCAGGCTGGCAATCGCGGCCGGTCTGGCCATGGCGCCGACCAGCATGGTCATGGCTGGTGGCGCGCCCGGCTTGGGTAGCCAGTCCATCGCGCAGCTGTCCAAGGGCACCGTTCCCTATGCCCGGTTCCTCAATCAGGTGGCCGCCCAAAACGCGCTGGTTGTTGCCTCGGGCCGCACCTATTCGGTCGATCTCGTCGCGTGGATTCAGGGCGAGCAGAACGCGGAGCTGGGTACGACCCGCGCGGCGTATCTGGCAGCTCTGCTGCAACTGCAGGCCGACCTAGATGCCGACATCAAGGCTATCACCGGCCAGACTAACACGGTGCGCATCCTGCTTTATCAGACCAGCCACAAGATCGTGCCGAGTGGCGGCGCGGTGGCGCTGGCGCAGATGGATGCGATCAAACAGTCACCCTATTTCCACTTTGTCACGCCCTGCTGGCCGTTCCCGCGCTACGACTTCGTCCACCTCGTTGCCGCCGGATACAACTGGATGGGCAAATACTTCGGTCGGGCCATCGCCCAGATCGTGGCACAGCAGCGCGAGCCGGACTGCATGCGCCCGCTCTCGGCCACGGTGATCAACGGCGGCACCACGCTGACGGTGCAGTTCCAGGTGCCGGCCGCACCGATCGCAATCGACACTGTCAACCTCGCCAATGTCGCCAACTACGGCATGAAAGTGGTCGACGATACCGGCACACTGACACTCACCAACATCGCCGTCGCCGGGACGGCCCTTACCATGACGCTCGACCGTCCGCTTGGCGCGAATGCACGCTGGCGTCTCGGTCTCGATACACCTGGCACAGACAATGGCCGGGCCACGCATGCCGTGCGCGACAGTACCACCGAAACGGTGTCGATCGCGGGCACCACCTATCCCCTTTGGCACATAAGCGCAGCCGACGAGCTGCCGATCATCAATCTGGAGGCTTAAATGGTCAGCAGCCGTTTTATCGATCTTGCATCCGACATCGTGCCCCCCGGTCCGATGCTGGCATTTGCCGACAACACGCCGATCGTCGCACCTGCCGCCGATCCCGTTGCGGTCGAACATTGGCGCTTTGGCGGATCATCGGCAAGCAGGGCCGGGCAGGTCAACGGCTTGGCCCTGCGCCTGGGTCTGGCGCAGATCGCCATTACCACGGGCGCTGGCTATGCCGCTGCGCCGGCCGTCGCGCTCACCGGCGCCGGCGCTATCGGCCTGACCGGCTTTGCCGAAATTAGCGGCGGCGGCGTCTATTCGGTCGGTATCACGGGCCAGCCACAAGATGATGGCAGCGCTGTGGTTGCTACCCTGACCGGCGGTGGCTTCACCACCGCCGCCACCGTGACAATGGGGCGCGGCGCCGAACCGGCCTACAACGATCACTCCATGGTGATCGCCGCTGGGCGAGTGAATGGCCTGATCTCACCTATCAACGATGCTGCAGTCTACACCGAGCTTTTCCTGATCAAGCGTCCGGATCTCGGCACCGGGCAACGGATCGGCGGTAGCGTGATGTACACCGGCGGTTCGCGCGGCGCTGCGGTGGGCGGCGATGGTTATGCCTGGGCAACCACCAATGTGCTGCAGGTCAACGGGTCCGGGCTGGCCGACGATACCTTTGCGCCGCCAGCCACGTGGTTGACCGGAACCTGGGGGGTGCTGGCTGTCTCGCAATCGGCCACCACGCGCCTTGCCATGGCCTTCGGGCCCGATGCCGCATCGACCAAGGTGAGCCGCAAAGGCGCCAAGACGGTTGCGAACCCGATGCGCAAGCGCGCACTCGGCGGGCTGCATTACGACTTCGGCAATGCCTATACGGCGCTCGAGATCAGCGAATGGGCTAACTACAATGTCGCGCTTGCCGAGGGCCAAATTGCTGCCAAGGCGCTGGATATGCTCGACAGCGCCCGCATCAATGGGCTAATTTAATTCATTGGAAGGCGTGCCGGGGGCCTCTAGCATTTCGATCATGCTAGGGGCCCCTTGCCCGTTCTCCGATCGAACTGGCTGTCCCGCAAAACTACGCCCTCGCCGCATTCGGCCAGGATCTTGCGCTCCAGTTCCATGATTGACGTGGCGCCCATGCCGTCGATCGGCCAACGCCCTAGCTGCGCGCCCGTTTCCTCTTCCACGAGGTAAAGATACCGCTTCGCCACTTGTCTTGTCTCGAGATCTCGTTTGCATATCTATAGCCGGCATCCGGTCTTGCTGCCAATCGGCCGGTAAGCCCCGCCTCTACCCGCCCGGCCGGTCCCCCCGCGCGCGCGATGGCCTTACCACTGGCCATCGCGCGCGTTTGCGCATTCGCCGCCAGGGACCGATCCGTGAACAAATACTTCGATGCTCTGCCCGACGGCGTGAAGCACGCGCTCGATCTCATCTCATTTGCTGCCTTGCTCGGGAGCCTGATCAGCTTGCTGCCTGTCATTGCCTCCGTGCTCACCATCGTCTGGACCGCGATCCGCATCTACGAGACGGCCACGGTCCAAGCCCTGATCCATCGAAAGGAACGGTTGTGACCTCACCCGATACCGCTCCACCGCTTCGCGCGGGGCTCAAGAAAGGCACGTTGGCCTCCATCGTCGGGCTGGGGACGGCCTCGCTCTTGCTCACCCAAACGCCAAAGGAAGAGAGCGGCCGCACCGTAAAGGTGACCATGGCGCCCGATGGCACGGCAACGGTGCGGCACGTCTCCGGAAAGCAATACCTGCAGGCCTATCTCGATCTCGTCGGCGTCGCCACGATCTGCGACGGCCTCACCTCGATCGACGGCCGGCGCGTGACGGCAAAGGACAAGCTCACCGAGAACCGATGCGCGGTGCTGCTCGAAAAGGAGCTGGCCACCCACGCCCAGGGCGTCATGCAGTGCACGCCCGGCCTCGCTCTCACCGTGCCGCGCCGCGACTATGTGCGCTTTGCGGCCGTATCGCTTGCCTACAACGTTGGGGTGGCGAACTGGTGCGGGTCCACCGCACGGCGGCTGATCAATGCCGGCGACGTGCGGGGATCGTGCAATGCCCTGCTCGCCTGGAACAAAGGCCGCATCGCAGGAAAGCTCGTTGTCATTCCCGGCCTGGCGGCACGGCGCGGGCGCGAGCAGGCGCTTTGCCTCAAGGATGCGGCATGATGAAGCGGCTTTTCGCCGAACTGCACACCCTGCAGCGCTATTGGAGCGTGCGCCTGTGTGCCATCGTCGCACTGTTCGTGGGATGGATTGTCGATAACCCGTCCGTTGTGCCTCAGATCGTCAATAGCCTGCCACAGAACTGGCGCCCGATCGCATCGATCTTGGCCGGCTTCGTCACCTTTTGCCTTCCCGTGTTTCTGCGTTGGCTTCCCCAGTCAGGGCTGGCCAGCAACAGGACCGATGGAGGCGACAAATGATCGCCTGGCTTCTCGACAAATCCATCCGCCCCTGGGCCGCGATACGCCTTCACCCAGGCGCCTCGCTCGCCGCTTTCGCCCTCCTGATCTGCGCCGTCGCTCTTGGCTGGCTGCTGGTCGACCGCGCGAACCTGCGCGCCGATCTGGCAACCGCGCGAGCCGAACTGGCCAAGGTGAAAGACGCCCAGCCCACTGTGCGGGCCGCCCAGGCCGCCGCCAACCATCAACCGGTCCTCATCTCCGCCACCCTCGCAGGAATTTCCAATGCCGAAGCGCAAACCTATTACGAGCGCGGCCGTGCTGCTGGCGCTGCCT